TTTTACGGCGATCTTAAACGATTTGCAGATAGCCCGATAGAGCTAGAGGTTAGCAATTTTAAAGAGCTCATGAGCGGGTTATTTACGCAAATTAAAGGCCTTAGACAGCACATCCGCAAAGGCTATTATAAAATCCGTGTAGGTAGTAAGTATCTATCCGAGGAGCAACTCAAGACAACTCCAATCATTGATCTCAAAGATGGTTGTACAGTGCATTTAACACCTGTAATTGCTGGGGCAGGTAAAAACGGAGGGGTGTTTCAAATTGTCGCCGGGATTGTCATTATCGCCGCCAGTATTATCAGTTATCAATGGTACGGCGTGGGTTATGGGTCAGCGTTAATGTTTGGTGTTACTGGTGCCGCTATGGCTTTAGGTGGAGTAATGACAATGCTTGCCAAGGTGCCAAGCATGAGCGATTACGGCAAAGAGGGCGAAAAAAAACAAAGCACCTCGTTTAGCAACATCAAAAACTTAACCCCTCAAGGCAGACCAATCCCTTTGCTGTACGGCAAAATGCTAACAAGTCTTGTGCTTATATCACAAGGGGTTGAGACGTTTGACGATATGCCGACAAAGTAAAAAATAGATTTCATTTAGACCACGTTTTATGCGTGGTTTTTTATTTTAAGGATTAATAGATGGGTGGCAGTTCAAAAGGCGGCGGCGGACATACTCCGCACGAGGCGCCAGACTCTTTACGCTCGGCGCAAAAGCTACGCGCAATCGGTTTAATTTCGCTCGGACCAATTAAAGGGCCAGCGAACAAATGGAAAGACACGTATTTTGACAATACACCGATCCAAAATGCTAATGGTGTAGATGATAATGATGCCGCTAGTTTTAACTTTAAAAACACAGAGATCCAATACAATCTAGGCTATCAAGACCAAAAGCCATTAGAGGGATTTGAAGCATCTGAGCGAGAGGTATCGGTTGGAGCAGAGGTAAAACAGCAACATCCTATTACGAGATCGGTTATAGATCCAGATGTAACACGCTTACGTCTAACGATCGGTGTAAACGCATTGATCTCACAAAACGATCAAGGGGACACACACGGCACGTCTGTTGATTTCCAGGTTTTGGTTAACAACACACCGCGCGGAACATATCAGATCGAGGGTAAATCGTCATCCCGATTTTACCGCAGTTACATCATAGATGATTTACCGCCAAGACCATTTACGGTTACCGTCAAACGCGTGACTGCGGATAGCAAATCTCAACGCTTACAAAATGGCACGCATTGGGTAAGTTACACAGAGATTATCGACACCAAATTAAGCTATCCAAATATGGCTATTGTCGGCATTAAGACCGATAGCCGATACAACCCAAATTTTCCCAACATCAACTTTTTGCTGTATGGGCGTATTATCAAAATCCCGACAACTTACGACCCGGAAGCGCGCACGTACGCACCGGGATTGTGGCGCGGTGATTTTAAAATGGGGTGGACCAATAACCCTGCATGGATTTTTTACGACCTTATAACAGATAAATTAGCGGGCTTGGGTGAGCGCATTGGCGATTTTGGCATTGATAAATTTATGCTGTATGAGATTGCCAAATATTGTGATGAGCTTGTAGATGACGGCTACGGCGGTAAAGAGCCGCGCATGGTATCTAACTTATGGATTACCGAGCAAAGAGACGCTTATAACGTCATCTCTGATATGGCGTCCGTATTTAGAGCTATTGCAGTTTGGGATGGTACGCAATTTACCGCAATCCAAGATAGACCAACCGACCCGGTGTGCTTATACAGTCAATCAAACGTAGTTGACGGCAAATTTAGCCGGCAATACACCGCAGGTAAGGCGATTTTTACCGCGGTTGAGGTTGAGTATGCGGACGAGCGCAACTTATATCAAAAAGCGATTGAGTACGTTGCTGATGATAACATGATTACCCGTTACGGCTACAATGTCAAAAAAATGACGGCGTTTGGCTGCACAAGCCGAGGACAAGCGCACAGATACGGGAAATGGGTATTGGAGACATCGCGCCTTGAGCAATGCACGATTACATTTACCGTTGGCCGCCAAGGTTTGATGCACTTGCCTGGTGACATTATCGAGGTCGCAGATAACAACTATGCCGGCAAAGTTTTAGGCGGGCGAGTTGTTGCAATCAGTGGTAAAAAGGTCACGTTAGATCAGCCTGTAGAGATTAAGGGAGAGAGCTATCTAAACTACATCACTACCGATGGTTTGACAAAAATCAAAATTAAGTCGGTCGATAAATCTAATCCGGCAATCATTGAGCTTGATAGTACGCCGCAAGGATTGAGTATTTTTGATAACTGGGTACTTAAATCAGGCGTAGTGTCAACGCAACTCTACCGCGCATTAGGCATAACCGAAAATGACGACGGAAGCTATACCATTACCGCATTACAACATGAGCCACAAAAAGAAGCTATTGTTGATGGTAGCGCTAGCTTTATGCCGTCCGTTACTACATCTCATGGCGCAGGTGTTAACAAGCCCGCCAATGCGGATGTTAGCTTTGGTGATGGTGGCGTTAAATTAACGTGGACCACGCCAACAAATCAAGGAGCCGTTAAGTATGACGTTAAGTTATACCGTAACGGCAATCTATACAGCACTCACTTAGACTTAGACAGTCCGGAGATTAGTTTCGATAATCTCCCGAACGGAAGCTATACGGTAGAGATACGCAGCAAAAACAGCTCGGGTCAATTATCCGATCCAGTAACGCGTACATTTGAGATTAATCTCAATATCCCTCGATTTGTAACTAAATCGCTATTATTTGCGATCGAGCTTGATTGGGATTTGCCAAAGACAGCAACTGTTGGTAACTATACCGAGGTTTGGCGCAGTGCAACTAATGATATTAGCAAAGCGGTTAAAGTGGCAACCTTGCCATACCCACAAAATAACTATGTTATGAGTGGCGTGCCGTTGAGCGCGGAATATTATTTTTGGTTGCGTTGCGGCGATAAAAACGACAACAAAGGGGAGTTTACTGCGGCCGTATTTGGTGAGGCAGATCATAATCCTGATAACTTGTTAAATGCGTTAGAAGGTAAAATCACTAAGTCACAACTTGGTCAAGAGCTTATTAACTCAATTAAAGCCGATATTAATAATGCTGTTGGTGAAGAAGCTAAAACAAGACAAACCGCTGTCGCAGGTGCATTAGCTCAAATAGCTGCACAAGCTCAATCATCAGGAACCGCAATTAAAAATCTTGAAAAAGCAGACCAAGCACAAGCTGAAACCATCAAAACTGTAACAGCGAAGGCCGAATCAGCTTTATCAGGCATTACTGCAGTAAGACAAGCGCAAACTCAAAGTGATAAGGCAAACGCACAACAAATTAACGCCTTAACCGCTAAAGTTGGAAATGCAGAATCAACAGTATCACAGGTGAGTAGTGCTGTAGCAGGACTTAATGGCAAAGTTAGCTCGATGCACACAATTAAAACACAAGCTATTGCTGGTGGACGGACTGCTGTTGCAGGTATCGCACTTGGTGCAAATCAAGAAGAAAGCTCGGTCATTGTTATGGCTGATAAATTCGGAATTGTGGCAAATGCGAATGATGGTAATGTAAAACCAGTGTTTTCTGTTGCAAATGGGCAAGTCGGTATTCGTGGTGATTTGGTTGTGGCCGGGTCTGTGACGAGAGATAAGTTATCATCTGGTGGCGGTGGGAATCTCTTAATGAACCCGCTATTTGATAATGACGCCTACGGATGGCGTGACGCCGGTGTAAAAGGCGGCGATTGGTCAAATTGCCCAAACGTTAATGTTGTACAACGCAGTAGAAATGATGCGAATAGATATCATCCGAATGGATTACAAAATGAGAGATGGAGAATTTTAACGTTTAGCGGAACGGAGACTCAATTCAATACACTCGCCGATAGAATGCCTTGGGTTGATGTGATCCGTTGCATGGTAAGTGTAGTAAAAGATAAATGGTACATCTTTTCAAGCTATGTGGGCTGTAATTTCTGTGGCGGGCAATTACTCGTGGAGAAATATTCGGCCAACGAAAAATCTTATCTAGGGCTTATTGGTAGCGCTAATGTAAGTTCTGGAAATGTGACAAACCCATTCCCGCAGTTTTTAGATGCACCAAGTGGATATTTTGAGCATGGTGTTGCGCAAAATACTCCTCGGGCATTCGTTAAGTTTCAGGCGCCAGAAACAGGAAAGGTGTTGTTGATATTTAGAATTAACAGATTTGTTAAAAATATAAAATATGCCGATGTTTATATGGCACGCCCAATGCTTGAAGAATGTCTTGCTACAAGCACTCAGCCTAGCCCATGGCAAAATGCAGGAGTAACCGAAGTGCATGGTGGAAGCATTATTGCTAACACAATCCGTGGCGACCACATTCAGGCCAATCAGGAAATTAGATCGCCTAGAATAACTGGTGGGGTCATTACTGGTAATACCGTCAACGGTGCAACAGTAAATGGCGGAACAGTTAATGGTGCAGTGGTAAACGGTGGCACAGTAAAGGGTGCAATTGTTGAAGGTGGCGTAATCAGAGCTGCAAGGCTCGAAGGCGTAACTGGTAAATTTACTGGCACGCTTGAGGTTAATCAGTTGGTCGGTGGGAATTTGTGTGAGGTGTTTGTAGCAAATATTAATATGAGAACATTAGGTTCGAAAAGTGATGAGGTCACTTTCTATACCGCTACAATTCAGATCAACCCATCACCAGTTAAACGCATTGTGTTTATCGTTAATTCTGACGTTAGCTTTGTTGTCAATGCTAACGAACGAAAAGAATACTATTACTCAAAAACATCTAGAGGAAACCACCCGCCAGAGATTTTTAACATAAGCAAAGGTAATCCAAAAATCTGCTTTACAGCTTACGCTGTATCTGACGCAAGAACAATCTACCAATAGGTAGATAATTTAACGAAATGACCGCACTTTTTATGTGCGGTTTTTATTGGAGTAAAAAAATGAAATACATCACAAAACAAATCGAAGATATTCGTACTGGCGCCATGTCAGAACATCATGCAGTCACAGGCTTGCAAGTTGACTATGTCAATAATAGTACATTTGTCACTATTGCATCGTATGTATCAAAAGCCAAAAAAGATGAAGGGAAAGAATCCTTATCTGTAAATACTTTCACCATCCAAGCTGTGCCAGGGTGGGACAAAATCCCTTATGAATGGGCTTTAGGTGAGTTAGTTAAGGCACAACCTGAAGATTTTAGTCCTGAAACATATATAGGCTATGTAAACCCATATATGTTTGCTGGTGGAAAAGTAGAGCAGTAAAAAGCAAAACTGGAAAGCGGTGAAATCGATCCGAGTACGGCAAAAGATTTTGTAATCTCGGCATACCCTCAGGTCTAGTAAAAAGTGCGGTTATTATGGCCGCACTTAACCCTGTAAC